CTCCAGTTCTGAAGATAAATCGAACTGGAAGTATGGTATGCAAGGAGCTTAAGCAGTTGCTAACTTCTCAAAGTATTCCATTGTATCAGATGCTTCACCAGTAATTGGTTTACCACCATCAAATGGGGGATCTGAGACAACATCCATATCAGATGCAACTTGTTCAGCAGTACGATTATCTACTGCCTCACCTAATACACGTTCCATCTTCTCCTTTAACTCACCATAAGACTTAAAGTTAGACTCATCATGAAAAGGTTTCAATGGATATTCTGAACCATAAATCTTTTCAAGTTCCTCATCTGTAGGTAACAGTTGTGTTACCGCCTCAAACTCAGACTTGTCATAGTTCCAGAATCCGTCTACCTTACGAATCTTCAACTTGAAGTTTGCACCCTTCCACAAATCAAATGGATTGATTGCTTGTTCATCATCGAACTGAGGTTGCATGGCTTCCATAATCTTGTCAAAGATTTTCTTACCAAACTTATAAAGGAAAACTTTTCCTTCATGTTCTGGATGTTTAGGATCTGCAACAACATAGATGTTGGTGAAGTAGGACAGTTTACGTTTCTGTCTACGAGCAGTTTCCTTGTCTGCCTCAGAACCAGTATTCCAAAGTGAACGATTGACATCACCAACAGGATCCTTCTTGTTGATAGTGGTCAAGGAATTCTCAATGTACCATCCACCTGGCCCTTGAAAGGAATGAGTGAACATTCTCTGCCAAGGCACATCTTCACCTTCTGGTGCAGGAAGAAACCTAATTACTGCATAACCATTACCTGACTTATCAAGTTCTGGTTTCCAGATTCGTTCATCATCAAACGATTTGGTTTCTCGTTGGGGGGTTGTTTGTTTATTGTACTCATCAATAAGTGATGAGAAATCGGATTGCTTTTTTAGTGCGGCTAATGACATATTATTCTCCTATATTAAAATATTATTTGTTTATATTAACGTATTATAACTATTTATAATGACGATTATTGTTTCTCCGCGCATAACTATTCTGTTGTTTGCGTTGTAAGAGGGCATTATCATATTCTAACTTACGAATATATTTTTGCAAGTCTCGCATCTTATATTTCAGAAAATCATTTTCCCGAATTATATCTTCTGGAGCTCGTTTTCTACCCTGCTTTTTAGTATTCCCTTGCATTTTTCCTTATCGAATTTAATGAAAGGTTGACAATTATGAAGTGTACTCCTGAGTTTCGGCCAAACCCAATCCTCACTCACTTCATGGTTAGTAAACTCTATCCAGTTAAGGAAAAAGTTTAGGATAATAGCTGATACTATAGAAATTTCATTCCTTAGTAACAACTTCACAATCGGTGGATGTGTTTTCGTTTCACACTTAAACAGACCACCAAAAGGTCTATGATAATCTATACATCTTTTCAAATCTTGGTCAAACACTCTTGATATAGATTGTTGTATCTTGACCCATTCTTTGTAGTTACCTTCGGCCTTATCTCCTGTCAACCATTTTGGATTGACACTATCTTCTGTTGCAAAATTACTTACCAGAAAGTCTTGATACTCTGGTCTATTATATCGCTTAGATAGTTTGTGGAAAAAGTACCTATCGTTTCTTTTCATAAAGGACTCTTTAGAACATCTTATTTCACCATTATATTTTATAAAATCGTAATTTGGTGATTGGAAGTGTAGTCTAATCGCCAAATACATTTTGTATGCATCAAAAGCTTCCAAATCATACTGGTAGTGAATTTGTTTTAGGTAAAAAATGGAGTTCTTCAGCTTCCACTTGTATTTTTTGTTTTAAAGATTTATTAACTAATCTTCCTAACGAATTCGGTTCCATATTTTTTTCCTTACAATACTCTAGACAAGCATCAATATATGTTACCTTTTTGGAGAGTACCATTTGTTCAATAAGTAAACTAAATTTCGTAGGGGTTATTATGTCAAATTCCATTTTTGTCATAAATTAATATCTTATTTTCTTTGTTATATTATACAATAAAAATTCCCAAAAGTCAAGTCTTTTTTTTAATTTCAAAATCTTTTATTGCGGTTTTAAGTTGTGGGATATAGTCATCAACTGTTTTTACGAATATTTGAGGTATGCCATTATCGGGCATAATAAATATTACCAGCTGATCACAGGGGATATTAGTTCTTTCTGTAAACATCTTTGCATATGCAGACCCTTGAATGAAATAATTTTCAATCCATTCTTCCTTCTTATCTGAGTTGGAAGTTTTGAAGTCTACTACAGATGTTTTCCCTTCGTACTCGGCAATCATATCTACTGCACCAGCGACCCCATACTCATCAGAATACAAGTAATCTTCAATACAGTAAATATCACCGACTTTCTTTTCTAGTATCTGAACTGCTTCTAGAAAAAGAAACCATACGCCGGGATTCTTTGCAAGGGCATCTCCACTAAAAGAATCATAATCATCTATCTCATTTAGGAAATACTTTTCCATGAGACTATGGAAATGTGTTCCTCTAGTGGTTGCTCTCTTTGTTATTCTGTTGGCTTCTTCATTACCCACTCTCTTTCTCCATGCAATAATCGACTCTTTTCCTCTTATCGATAGTACGGATGTTATAGAAGGGTATGATCCATTAGGTGTGTCGTAATGTCTATTACCACCAACATTTGTTCTCACAAGTCTAGGTAACTCAGGAATGAGTTTCCTATCATAATTTTTTAGTATCATTATCTATTTACAAAACCAGTTTTATATTGGACTCCACTCTTAGTTTTTAGTGCAGTCATGATTTTCTTACGATTGCCCATTAGGTTGTAACTACAATGAACCCATCCACTATTAGGGTTGACTCCATCATAGAACTCTAAAATGAGCTGGTCAAATTCTAAATTCTTGGAAATCCATTTTGCAAGGTCAGGGTTTGGAGTTGAAAATGATTCAAAATCCGCTGCCTGGCCATTCATATGTTGTGAGGTTTTTGAACCACCAACAGCCGCATTTAATTTTGGGCCACGATAACCAGAATTTATTGTGATAACACCAAACTCATCTCTAACTGGTTGCAAAATATGTATTGCAAGATGTGTTAGATTCACTAGGTGTATATCAGTAGGTGTATTGTCTACACCAAGTCTTTCTGCTGTTGCACTCTTGACCATTTCTGAAAGTGCAAAGTTCTTTGATACTCTTATTGTCTCTGCCATTATATCTCCTCAGTATCTTGTACAACATCCACTTTACCTGAGTTTGGGTCATATGTAACCTTGAAATTTAATTCAATAGGTTTCATTGTACCATCCTTTAAGGATATTGGTAATTTCCCTTCTACAGCTCCTTGAAGTGCTTCTGTTGCACTTTCAAATTGATGTGTGGGGTCACTTTTAACTAGTTCATCTAATTCTTCTTTTGCATCATCTGGAAGAATGTCATCTATCATCTTCTCAACGTGCTCTTTTGCGAGATTCTGAGCCTTATCTATGACAAGACTAGAAACCACATTGAATAGTAGCATTGGTAACATTATTTTCTATCTCCTAATCCAGTATTATATTTTTGGATGATATAGGAACGGACTAATCCACTTCTTACAATATCACCTATATCAAACTCACATGAAAAGAATTCTTCCATTTCGCTGATAATTTTTATGAACTGACCCAATCCAGCTTTTTCTTCATCTTCTCTTAGGTCTGTCTGGTCAAAATCTCCTGAGAACATGATTTTGGAATCCTGACCAACTCTGGTCATAATGGTGTCCAATTCGTGGAAGTTTAGATTTTGGCATTCATCAACAAGGACAATAGAATTATCTAACGTAATCCCTCTCAAGAAGGATGTTGATAGAAATGAAATACTTCCTTGTTTCTTTAATTCACTATACAACATATCAAACTGCTCTTGTGCAGAGAGTTTGAACATAAATCTTAGCATATTGTCGTAGGGAACTTGGTATAAAGAACTTTTGTCTTGGTCATCACTTGGCATGAACGCAAGACTTCTAGTAGGCATTAATGACCTTACTATTTGTACACAGTTATAATTTGT